CATATTTACCACCATCATCGCTGCCCCGACAACTGCCAAGGCTGCTCCGAATGCTGCCAATGCCGCCGCTCCTGCAAGGAGTAACGGTGCGAGAAGTCCTGCGACCGCTCCGAACGCAAGAATGCCCGCTGCCAGTAATGCCATGGCGATCTGTGCTGTTGGTCCGGCTGCCGCCAGTTGCATGGCTGCCTGTGTCATGAGGAGCATTCCTGTCGCTGCCAGAAGTATCCCTGCCCCGAATGCTACCAGTCCGACCGCTGCCGCTGTAAGCATGGGTCCGAGGAGTGCTGCCACTGCCATAAATGCCATTAAGCCGACACCCATTCCGGTAAGGGTTAAGATTGCCCCTGTTCCTGCGGAGGACAGTTGCATGGCTGCGATGGTCAGTAATCCCATACCGACCGCTGCCATAAGGATTGCCCCGCCAAATGCGAGCAGACCCGGTGTCGCTGTTGCAAGGGTTGTTCCCATTGCCCCGGCGACTGCAAGCAGACCGATAATTCCTGCCTCCATGAGTGCCAGTCCAAGAAGTGCCATCGGGCCGGCTGCCGCCAGTTGTGTGGCGGAAAATGCCATCAGTGACATTCCGGCTGCTGCCATGAGAATGGCTGCCCCGAATGCAATGAGTCCTTGCTGCGATGCCTGCAGTTGTGGTCCGAATTTGGAAACCAGTACCATTGCTCCTGCGATGCCTGCCGCCATGACTGCCATTCCGATGGCCGCCATTGGACCTGCCTCCCCGAGTCGTATTGCCGCATCGGCGAGAAGCCAAAAGCCTGCGGCCGCCATTCCCAATCCTACGCCTGCACCAAGGATATTTTTCGCTGTTGCCGACATAACGCTGTTGACGCCACCGACACCTTTTTTCGCTGCAGGAGTGGCTTTTCCTACACCTTTTATGGCATTGGTAAAAGCTGTTACATCTTTCGCTATGGTCGATATTACCTTAAACGCTCCGAACCCTGCTGCCACTGCAGGAATAAGGGCGAGAATTTTCTCAAACGGCTTCACTTGGTCATCGCCTAAAAAGTCCACGTATTCTTTGAATGCATCTTTTGCTGCGTTCATGAGGTAAGAGACTGCCTCCCTGCCCGCCTGTGCCAGTTGTGATGCGTTTTCCACCAGACCTTGTGCCAGTGCCACAATAAATTCTGCACCGACTACCACCAGTTGCGGAGTAATGCGAATTAGTCCGGATGCCGCTGCTACCGCTGTTCGCTCCAGACCGCTTGTGATCTTGTCTTGGTTCTGTTCGATTCCTGCGAGGAATGACTCCATCAGATCCACCGCCGCATCGATCATGTCCGGGGCTGCGTCTGCGATTCCAGTTACTGCGTTTGCGATTTCTGTTCCAAGCTGATTAACTAAGCCGGACATTCCACCGCTCTCAAATGCTGCGTTCAGATTTTCAAGCATATCTCCGGCAGCAGTGACCACATCGCCCATCGGCGTATTCACGCTCTCATAGAAAGCGATTCCGAGGTCTATTGCTTTATTTTTCAGTATGGCGAGCCTGCTCCCCATGGTCTTATATCTCTGGTTCGCTTCATTGGTCAGAGCCACATTTTCTTCCCATGCCGCACTTCCCAGTTCCAGTGCCTCCGTGAATGTGTCTGACGCTCCGGCTGCTCTTAAGAGCATATCTCGCATTCGGACTTCCGTGATTCCCATTTCGTCCAGTACTGCGATGGCACTTTTCCCTTTGGCTTCACTCTCTGAAAGTCCTTTGATGAAACTTGCCATTGCTCCGGCGGCATCTGTCTGGAATGCCTGCTTAAACTGCGAAGCACTCATGCCTGCCACATTTGCGAATTGCTGAAGGGATTCCCCGCCCTTTTCTGTTGCAAGCTGCATATCAACGAGAACCTTGGAAAAGGCAGAGCCTCCGGCTTCCGCTTCGATTCCCACAGAACTCAATGCCGCCGAGAATGACATGATCTGCGCTTCCGTCATTCCTACCTGCGAGCCTGCTCCGGCGATTCTAAGACCCATTGCTGTGATTTCACTCTCTGTGGTAGCGAAGTTATTTCCGAGAGCTACGATGGTCGAACCTAATCGGTCAAAGCTGCTTTGCGGCATTCCTGTGATGTTCGCCAGCCTTGCCAGTGATGTGGCTGCTTCGTCTGCGCTCATGTTCGTGGCATCGCCGAGCATAACCATGGTCTTTGTAAATCCGAGGATATTCTCCGTCTGGATACCAAGCTGTCCGGCCGCTTCTGCCACCCCTGCAATCTCCGATGCGGAGGTTGGCATTTCCTTCGCCATGTCACGGATGCCTTGGCTTAGTGCCTGCAGTTCCGCTTCCGTTGCGTCCACGGTCTTTCTGACACCCGCAAATGCCTGTTCGTACTCGACTCCTGCCTTGATTCCGGCGGCTGCAAGCGTTCCCATGGCTGCAGCACTGGCTGCCATTGCTGTCGCTCCGATTTTTCCGATCTTTGCCAGACCGCCAATCCCGGACTGTGCCATTTTCAGTGTCCGGTTGAATGAGCCTTCCAGTTGTCCGGCTATCTTAATTGCTACTTTATAATCGCCCATGGTTCTGCTTGTCCACCTCCTTCTGTATTTCTTTCAAGTCCTCGCACAGCTCTATAAGTTCAAAAATAGACAGGCCCCGAATGTAATCAAGACCTGTCGTCAGATTCTGTGCCAGTATGATGCACGCTTTCCGCAGTTCTGCGGTGTCGCTCAGCCTTATTCCTCTCCGTAGAAAAAACTTGTCACGGTATTCTTTACACGGATTGCATCCTTTGGCTTTAATGCCTTGAAGAATTCAATCGGAAGACCTGTCGCACTTGCTGCAATGATCAGCGTGTAGTGCAGGTCGTTCTCCGGGAGAATGGACACCGTTCCCGATGTGGAGAGCACTTTGTTTGCACGGATCATGTCATCCGCAGTGATGTTCTCCAGTCCGGAGAAATCAATCTGTGATACCTTTTCCCCTTCAAAGTCATAGGTCTTTGACAGTTTTACGATGTTCTCTGCCTCCTTGACCGCCTGTGCCTGTTCTGTACTTTTGATTTCTTTAACCTCTGCCATGATTGTTCCTCCTTATACCTGTGAACGAATTTTAGCAAGCATATCTTTTCCGTTTAATACAAACTTGAAGTTCAGCTTGTCCAATTCGAGCGTTGTTTTGTTGTTGATCATAATCTTGATGTACAAGATTTCCAGTTCGACTTCCGGCTCGCCTTTTTTGCCTTTGACGATCTTTCCAAGGGATGTGGTGGAGGCTTTTCCTCTTACCACGATTTTAACCGGGTAATATCCGGTTTCTCCGGTTGTCGGGTCCATGCACTGCATGGATGCACGGAGGGTAAGCTGCGGCGGTGTCGTGGTGTCCATGAGACTGAATAAATCTTCATAGAGAACAGCGAACGGGATCTTAATTTTCATGGACGAAAACTGTCCTGTTACCGGGTCTTCGATCTCTCCAAGCACGCCTGCTCCTTCGATGGTATCTGTCAGTGCCTCCAGTTCCGGAAGTTCGATTTCTCCGGAAATGCCGATCAGTTTCTTTGCTCTGTCATTGTAGACATTGTAATGGTTTAATACCTCAGGAATTACTAAACTCATTATGATTCACCTCCTGTTAATGCGTTGGAAAGCATTGCGATGTCATAGGACAGGATATTATTGATTTCCTGTGCCGGGGTGTACGGTGCAATGCTCTGGCGGAATGTCATCTTTCCTGCGAGGACGTCCGTGTCCGGATTATCGCTCTTTAAGTACTGAATGGTTGCTCCTGCCCATTTATCCGGTGCATAGGCTGCACATCTGATATTCTCCGAATCAACCACGGACTCAATCAGAATAGAATTCATCGGATCGTCCACCTTATCAAAGTAGGACTGGATAAACGTGTTACCCTGCCAGTTGAACATCCTGCGGACCGGCAGCCAGATGTCTTTTGCGTCCGTGCTGCTCGGGTATGCCCCGGTATAGTTGCCCCAGAGTTTCCATCCGTTCATATTCATGGCGGTTGCCACACCATAACTGTTTACAGTGTTTGCCTGGTCCTGATCCAGATTGACTTCCGTTCCGTCTGCAAGGCACGTTCCGGTCACTCCCAGAAGTTTGTTGGACGGGGACGTACTTGGCACATCATCATTATTTGCGTCTGTGTATGCAATCAGAGCGGCGTTTACTGCTGATCCTGCGAGAATATAATCGCCCACCTTGTAACTGAGCCATGACGGATAGCAGAATTCCGATGTGTATCCGCTGTTCTCTTTTACCTCTTTACAGTCGGTGTACTTGGTCGCCTCCGCTGTATCGAGGTCTACAAGTGCCATGGCTTTGAACACACCGTTGATATTGGCTGCCTTTGCCGCCAGTGCAATTCCGACTTCCGGCATCTGTGACCATCCCGGTGCAAGAAGTAATCCCGGAACAATTCCCAGTTTCGGATATACTTGCCGGATCAGTTCCATTCCGGTTTCTGCTCCGGTCGCCACGTTGTAAGAACCGATGATGTCGGTCTTTGTGATAACGCTCGGATCTACGACCTTTCCGGCAAGTGTCAGCGTCTGTGCGTTTTCGCCCTTACCGCCTTTGATTAAGTTAATAATCAGCGTTCCGTCTGTGTCGAATTCCGTTGTGTAATCTTTTCCTGCCTCCAGTGCAGTTTCATTATTGGTCACAGTAAGCATGGACGGGATGATACCCTTTTCCGGTACTCTCGCCTGCAGGAGTTCTGTATTGACGCTGTTTGTTTCCATTTCCTTATTGTGCTTTTTCGGATCAAGTACATTGATGTAAACCACCGGGGATACTTGGAAGATGTTGCTTGTCGCATACATCGTCTGGCACAATGTGAAGTTCTGGAAGTCATCTGTGTATCCGAGTGCTGCCATCGCTTCTGCTGCAGAATTTGCAAGCACCGGGACGTTTACCACTGCATCCGGATCTTCTGCCATATGAACAGGTGCTGTTCCGATGACGACCTGCACGGATGCTTTGCCCACAATCGGGGCGGTCAGGGCAGTGCCCTGCTCTTGAATATAAACTCCATGTTTCATCCTTATTTTCCTCCATTCTTGATATTCAGTGCTTTCATGAAAGCACTGTGAATATAACCTTTCCTTTCACGGAGCATTCTGCACGCTCCCGGGTAGTCTCTGACCGGGATGAACAGATTTCGCAGTTCTGGTGTTTCTTCCAGTACCGCTTCCGCTGCTTTCGGTATCTCCGTATATACCCTGTTCTGTATGCCCAGTCCGTTGACTGTCGGTCCGACATACATCAGCGGTTCTTTTTCCGTGCGTTTTTTTACTTCTGCCGCTTTGGGCGGCTTCGCTTCACGCACTGGTTCGCTTTTCTTAGTCGTCATAGTCTGGTATCCTCCTTCCTACCTTTGGTACTCTGAATTTGATTTCCACCCCTCCGAAATAAAACGGATAGGTGTCCTCGTCCTGCGCTGCCCATTCCATCTTTTGTTCTGCCCTATATTTTTTGTTCAGAAGCGGCTCCGCTGCAAATCTGTCCACGATCCTCTGGATCATCACGAGAAGGTGCTTCTGCCCGAGGACATCCTTGTCGTTTTCACAGATTCCGAGAAGAATGTCCACCGTCACAAGCCACGGATCGTCATCATCCTCCGTCTTGCCCTCCAAGGGTTTGACGATGAAATAGGGGAAGAATTGGGATTCATCCTCCTCATCCGACACAATGATCGGCAGTCGGTACTCATATCCCTTTACCCCTGTGACTGGCTCTCCGGCAGTGTTTTTTGTAACGACATCTTTTAGGAGGACTTCGATTTCCTCCTTTAAGTCGCCGAGTAGTGTTAATGCTGTCATGACTGCCTCCTATAAAACTTTTTCCACCTGCTCCATCACTTTTTCATGCAGGGTTTTCTCAATGAATGGCTGCATATCGCCTTGACCGCCACGCTCGCCTTCATAAATCTTGCCGACCATCATCGGAACGGAGTTAGAATGCAAAACTTTTACTGGAAGCCTTGCTTTTCCTTCTCTCTGTGCAATCAAACCGGAAATCTTTCCACCGGGTCCGATAAAAGCATGGGCACCTGCAGAATTAACTAAACTCTTGAGTCCTGTTTTTGTAATATCAAGCTTTACTCCCGCCTTTGGTTTGCTATGCTTGAATTCCTTTACTGTTCGTGGACGTCCTTGTGATTTGATCGTTGCGTCCAAATGCCCAAGATTTGCCCGCTGCGTCTGAATTTCTTTATTGAATTTTGAAGCGGACATAGTGTATCCCGCTGTGCGTCCTGCTTTTATTTTTCTCAGCGTGAGTGTTGCAGTTTGATTGATGGCACTTCTGAGAACTCTGGGAACTTTCTTCTCTGCACCAATGAGTTTCTTCTGAACATACGCAACATCTGCCTTGTTTACTTCAATGTAAAAACCATTCATGCCCTGTTCGCCTCCAGTGTAATGGAGTAGATGCCATCTTCGTCAATGGCATCTGCGACACGGTATGTTCTCTTGTCCATGATCAGCAGACTACCCTGCTTCGGCAATGGTCCAAAGTCAGATGCAGCCACAAAAATCAATTTCTGATTCTTGTAGATGCCATCCATGTTTTGGTTATACCGTTTCTCACGCTCGATCTGCTCATTGGAATCGATCTGCACTGCCATCTCAGTTCCATTGATCATGTGCATATCCGAGAATTCTTCGGTGTTCAGAAAAGCTTTGTGTACATCTGCCCTTATGACATCTTTAAACCCCATTATTCTTTCTTCCTCCTGCCTGTGCTCCGTGCCGGAGTTTTGGGTATTCTCCCGACTAAGTTCTCATCGGCTTCCCCATTCGGCGACTGCCCTGCCAATCCCGCCTGTGCGGTAATCGATTTTGCTTTTGCCTTGGGGGTGCTATCCTGCCATACTGCAGTCTTGGCATCAAGCCAAGCCTGCACCATTTCCGAATCATCTGCCGGGAGTTCCTCTCCAATTTCATACTGGTGGGAGCGGTAAAGGATAGGGTATATTGCTATCAGCTTCATACTCCCACCCCTTATCCAATTTTTACCAGAATAGTATTGTCTGCCGTTTCTGCGGTTGCGGCAGCGAAACCTGCGGGTGTATCATCTCCTGCAGTTTCCGTGATTCCTTCTCCATCAAAATACACGGATGTTCCCATTTCAATTTTGTTCTGACTTGTCTTTGCAAATTCAAAGACACCACAAACATGAATATCTCCCTTTTCTCCCGGATTGATATTCGTGCCTGCGATTCCAATTCGCTCTGCAAGTTTAATAACAGTATTCGCTTCAATAATCGATCCTGTATTATTCACATAATCGAGAGTTTCGCCCCTCTGCCAATATGCTGCTTTGCTCATATCTGCACTCTCCTTCCTGTTATGCTAAGTTGATCGGGTTCTTTACTTCGATACCCGGGTTCTTGATTGCTCCACGGTAGTCCATAACGCTGATGCCCCAGTCGAGATAAATATCCCATACAAATCCAAGAGTTCCCGGAGTTTCCATTCTTCGGATGGTCGGAATCTCCTGACCGTTCAGATAATCTACTTCGATGAAGTCTGTGTCGTCTTTTGCTCCAAGCAGCCACCAAGGCATCACATTTCCGAAACCGCCACAAAGTGCATTGATAGTCGGGTCCTCTACTACCGTGATGCTGTCTTTATATCTGTACAACGGGTTAACCGCCTGCGTGTTGCCCTCTGTGTTGATAGTCGGACTGTAGAACAGCGTGTACATATCGAACATATATCCGCTTGGCACGATGATGATCGCCGGACGGATGATGATGGCTTCTCCAAACTGGTCATGCTGATTCTGAAGTGCCAAGATCATGCCCTGCACTGCTTCCTTTGTGATTCCAGTTCCTTTGGCAAGAAGATTCATGTGATTGCTACTGAATAATGCAGTACCGTCATAAATTGCCGGGTTATTTACCAGAATCTGATAGCACTGTTTGTTGATGGTCTTTCTTGCACTCGCTGCGTACTTGGCAGGAATTCTAGTCACGAGATCGATGTCATCATTGATGAATGCCTGTCTGGTCAGCGTAAACTGGCGGCCATATGTTTTCAGCTTTCTGGTCGGCAGTTTCTCATCTCCAAACACATCGTGCTTCAGTTCCCCGCCTTCCGGTACTTCGAGGAATTCTCCAACCGGGCCGGCTAAGTAATTGTTGTCATGTGTCTTGAAGTCCTTAAGGCTTCCCTTCTTTGTCCACTGGTCGAATGTTACCGCTACTGTCTTATGCCCTTCCACATATGCCTTGTTGATGGCATTGTCGAGGATCGCCGGGAACGCTGCGGTCGGGTTATAAAACTGTCGCTGCAACATTCCATACAACTCATCAGAATTTCTGCGGTTTAATCCGCTGTGTCCTTCGTTTGACAGACATTCGATGGCAAGGTCACGGAGTGTCATGCCCATCATCTGTCTTGCACCCTCTGCCGGGTTCTGGAGCGGCATTCCGCTTCGCATTACCAGTGCGTCTGCAGCGGCGGCTCTGAATTTATCCTCTGCACTGTCCACTACGGTTGCCCTGCCCTGTGCCGGAATTGGTGCACCGTGCTGTCTGATGTGTTCCAGTGCTGCATCTCTTACCGCATCTACAGTACTTCCGTTCTGGATGTAGGTGTCTGCCTCCAACCCGAAGTCACGGCAGATGGAAGTGATGCTTCTGATTCTCTCCCTTTCCTCTGCGATGGCTCTCTGGGTATCCACCGGATCTTCCTGCCCTGCTGCAGGTGTCTGTGCAGGCTGCGGCACCTGTCTTTCCTCTGCTTCGATTTCAGCGGTCAGCGTATCGATTTCCCTCTGAAGGGAGTCGAATTCCGTCTGTTCCTCTGCAGTCAGATCACGACCTGCGTTCTTTGCCGCATCGACGATTTCCTGCTGACGAAGCATCTTCTGCTGTCTTTTCTGCTTCTTGTTCATGATTCGTTACCTCCTTGGTTGATGATGTTTTTATTTATTTGAAGCTGCCTTTCGTACCAGTCGAGTGTGCGGGTCTGCGTTCCCTGCCCGGTTTCTTCTTTCAGTTCCCTTCCGACACCGACCGTTGGGTCCGCAGGCACGCTCACGATTGATACTTCGTAAGGTGTCCACTTTCTTGCGATGTCTGCCGGTCCTGTGAACCTGCCATCAGCCGACTGCTTGTTTGGCATTACTTCCTCCCATGAGTCTATCTGGTAGCCTACGGATACCCCTTTCAGCGTACCGCCTGCTACTTTCTGATAGATGAGTTCGGATTCGTCATCGGCATCGAATTCCACCTCTGCCATGCCACGCATTTCTTCAATCCATGCACGGTTGATTTTTCCGATGACTTTATCCCTGTTGTGGTTATAGAGCAGTACCCCGATTTCATTTAATCGTGTAAGGTCGACTGCTCCCTCTGAATGGTCGAGGATTTCAATTCCCCACCATCGTTCGTATGGTTCTTCCGAGGAGAAGGAAAGGATGAATTTCCGTTCATTCCCCTCGCCTTCCATGGCTCTGATAGAATTAACTGTCAGTTCCCTCGTCATCTGTTTGGCTTTCGCCCTCTGTTTCCCCTGTGCCGGAGTCGTCATTTTCTTCTCCGTTTGGGTTTCCTGTGCCCTCGTCAGCGAGGTTGGCTTTCTTATCCTCCTCGTCCTCATAAAGTTCTGATGCTGTCTGGTCAAAAATCACACCCCCTAAGTCAATACCTTTGTCCTTTGCGTACTCCAGAACCTCTGCCATCTCGTCAATCTGTTCTTTCCAGTCACGACCCTGTTCAGCGGCAATCTGCTTGAATGTTTTCTGCCCTGTGTTCAGTGCAATCTTATTTGCATTGGCTTCCTTCTGTGGATCAATCCATTTCTTCGGTGCCGCCACCCATGCGTGATCCATGTACTCATCTTTTTTATCCCAGAAGTCCTTTGCATCAATCAGTCCGGCGAGCCACATCGATATGACAAAGGTTTCGTACACCTCATCCATGACTTCCATCAGCAGTTCTTTTTCCGCTGCGTAGGTCATCTCATCTTCGATGATGCCCTGTCTTGTGGAGGAGTAGTTGCTCTCCGACATATCCCTGCTTGTGGCTTCGTAGCTGATGCCCTGCCCTGCTCCGACAAGCCTTTGCTGCAGCTTGATATAACTTGCTGCATCGGTTGCCTGTCCGGTAGGATTCACCACTTGGATTTCATCCCCGGCATTCAATTCTTTGATCATGCCGGGTGTGATGGTCTTTCCTTGGTAGGATTCATGCTGCACTGGCGGTGCACCTGCTCTGCCGATTCCGGTTGTGGGCAGCACTTTCTTGATAAATACCGAAAGGCAGGCGGCAATCCTTTCTTTGACCGACACCGCTACCATGAATTCGTTTGCATCACGGATTCTGGTGATGGTCGGACTCATGTCAGACATTTCACGCACCTGCGATGGTCTGCGTTTTGTGTATAAAAAAATGACATCTTTCGCATCCACCCATATCGGCTGCGAGAGTGCCATTCCATCGATACTGTATTGTCTGATCCAGTACCCCATCGGTTTATTGTATTCGTTCATTTCAATGCCGCCTACGACTTTATTGCCTTTCTTCTTTGGCAGCATCTGGGAGTCATCCAGTTCATCCACTTCGAATGTCTGAAGTTTGAACGGAATAAATCCGTCTTTTGTGTATCTTTTTACGATGAGAATTCCTCCATCAATCTTTTTTCTCTGAATACACATCCGCATCATCTGCGTGAAGGACTGCGTGCCTGTTACATCGCAATTCTGCTTTTTGCACCATTTCTTCCACGCTGTCAGCAAAGTGTCGTTCAGCTTATCGCTTTTGGTTTTCGGCTGCAGGATATACCCGCCTCCGATGACATTCCTTGTGTATGCCCCGATGACTGAATTCATCATGTCGGAATTCCGTTCCAGATCCCTTGCCCTTGCCCGGACATTATCCCGGCTGTATCGATCTGTGAACTCTGCTGACTGGTTCATAACCCGCCAGTTTGCATTGCCCCGGTCATAATTCCCGGCATCGTAGTTTCTCATCTCCTGCAGGCTCTGCCGCCATGCTTCCCTGCGTGCCCCACGCTCCGGGGAGAAGAACCCGATGATTCCATCTAACCAGTTCATGGTTGTTACCTCCCTTCAAATACCGCAACGAATGTGTCGTCCAGAAGACTGGACTCCCCTTGTGCTGCAATCTGTGCTGTGAGGTCATTCTTCATGTCGTAGAGCAGTTTCAAATCTGCTCGGCTCAGTTGCCTTGAGCCTATCTTGTAGGACTGGCCGCCCACAAGCACCGCATAAATTGCTTTATTGACTTCATCAAGCATTCCTGCGGTTGTGAGGTTATTCTCTGCTGCCATGTTCTGCCTCCTTTATACCCAGTTTCCTTCGTGTTGGCTGATCCACGATTCCTCTGGTGCATATTGTTTTTCCTGTTTTACCTGTGGTTCTTCCTTAACATCATTCAAGTACAAGCTTCTGACTCCAAGTGCATCAGCCGCCGCCAGTGCATATACCTCACAATCAAGGTAGTGGTTGTCCGCATGTGAAGTTTTAAGCTGCCATTCTTGCTTTACTTTTCCATTTCCCATTTTTACATTGACCTTATGTTCTGCAGTAACCTGCTCTGCGTATTCCCGGTCGCATCCTGCATAAACCATCCATGATCCGCTGCCATTCTTTTTTTTCATACGACCTGCAATCATGTCTTTGTACTTTCCTGTATCTACGAGCACTAGGTTCATTCCGAATGCCCGGCTGTCTGTCTTGTTCACGGTACTCATTTTATAGTGCGAAAGCATTGGATTTGATGACCCCTTGCTTGGCAATGCCCAGTCGGAATTGCTTACGCAGAAATCATATACAAGATCCGCATTATATCCAGAGTCTATCAGTGCAAGTGCGACTACCATTGGCGTTCCATCCGGCATCTGATATTCGAGATTCATCACTCTCTCAACCTCTTGGAATGAGAATGCCTGTCCATGCGCGATGTTTTGGCTTGTGAGGTAGCTTCCCCATGCCCTAATTGTCCAGTACAGACAATTTTCCTGTACATCGACACCACCTGTGAGCATCTTTGCCCAATCCGGCACTACCAGTTCTTCATATTCGGTCTGTCTTTCCATCACAAGATCGGCATTGGTCTTTAATTTTGTATCCTCCCATGGTTCTGCGAGCCATGAGTTGACGAAGTTCTGAAGCTGCTCCGGATCATCCTTGCTTTTAAGGAATTCCTTGACCACCTCAGAAAATCGGACAAATGGGGAATACAGCGTGTTCATCCAGAATGCCACTTTTCGGACAAATTTGGTATTCTGCTTTACCGTTCTCCATTCCCCGAGCCGGAGCATATCCGGCTTATCTTGGTCTGTGATCACGCAGCCGCATTCTTGGCAGACATACGATGCGAATTCCGCACGGTCTGCAAGGCTCATGCCTTCTTCTTTCGGGAAGTGCACCTGCTTCCACTTGAATTCTATATACTCCCCGCAGTGCGGACATGGCACAAAGAAATGCTTTTCGATGTCCGCATCTTCTTTGGCTTTCCAGATGTGCCCGGTTTTTAAGGTCGGGGTACTTGTTATAAATATCTTCCGGTTATGGAATGTCTTGGTTCTCTCTCTTGCAAGGCTGATCGGGTCCGCTTCCTTTTTGGATGCCCCCGGATACTTATCCACCTCATCAAGAAATAAGAAACGAATCGCCTTACTCGCAAGGCTTGATGGGGAGTTTGAGCCTGCCAGTGTCAGATACATTCCATCGAACTGTAATTCCAGTTTTGACGATTCGTTTTCAAGAAACCGCTTTTTCAGTGTCGGTGCCGCCTTTATCATCGGCTGCAGACGGTTCTCTGATATGGATTCCGCAAGTTTGTCTGTTGGATATACAATCATGGTAGGAGCGGGGTCCTGCTGAATGATGTACCCTGCCATGTTCTGGAGACACTCTGTTCCACCGACCTGCGTTGGTTTGATGTAGACAATTTCTTCTGTTTCATAATTGTTGAATTCGTCCATGATGCCTTTTAGGTATGGAGTCTGCTCTGTTCTCCACGGTCCAGGCATTGCTGATGTCTTTGCGTCCAGTATGCGGTACTTGTCTGCCCATTCCGATACCGTGATGTCCTCTGGTGGTTTGAGGAATTTTAAGGCTTCCTTCTGATACTCGGTTACCTCGTACCTACGAAACGGATTTCTTGCCACGCTTTTTCTTCTCCATTTCTTCCGGTGTGCAGCCTGCCACCACGAAGCTGTCCATCAACCGAATAATCTCTGCGTTTAAATCCTTTTCTATGGAGCGGACTTCCATCGGATCGCAGTATCCGCTGATTCTTCCGGAAAGTCTGCTCGGCAGGGAAAGGGCGAACTTCTTGAACGAAACAAAAAATCGGCTATAGTCCATCTTCACTTCTTCAATGTCGATGTACTTACCCGATGCGATTTCCGTCTTTAATCGGTGCATCTCTCCCTGCGATTCCTTCAGTGCGATTTCTGCCTGCAGTTTCTGTTCCCGGAGTTCTGCTTCTTTTTCAGATTTGCTCTTTCCGTATGCCTTGTCCGAAAGGTATTTCACATACCGCTGAATGGTCGGTGCTAACTCATAACGATTGCCCTCCTTTGTCCGTGTGGTTGCTATGATGCCTTCCTGCGTCAACTGCTGCACCCTCCGCACGCTGACTCCGAACAAAGAAGCGATAACCTCTACCCGGTAAAAGCTGCCGCCCTGTTCTTCTGCCACTCTACAATCCTACCTCGGATGCCGGGATTCTGACAGCCTGCTGCCCGGTGTATTCTTCCCACCGCTTTACAATCACATCACAAAACCGTTCATCCAGTTCCATGATGAAGGCTGTCCTTCCCAGTTGCTCTGCGGCCATGAGGGTGCTGCCGCTTCCTCCGAATAAATCCAGAACATTCCACCCGGACTTACTGGAATTGGTTACAAGTTTTCCAATCAGTGCTACTGGCTTCATGGTCGGGTGGATGTCATTCCTTGTCGGCTTGTTCTCATAAATAACGGACGTCTGGTTCTGATATTTTCTGCGTAAGTCCTCCAGATATGCCACGAGGTCATTTTTCTTCATGGCACTGAAATCTATATCATCTTCCAGAATGACCGTATCCTGCGTCCGGTCATTGATGAAGTAATGGGCAGCTCCCTCTTTCCATCCGTACAGACACGGTTCGTGTCGCCACTGATAATCCTGCCTGCCGAGCACGAAAGAATTCTTTTCCCATATCAGACACTGAGCGAGCTTCAATCCGGCATCAAGGAATGCCTGTCTGAAAATATGCCCAGTGCTCTCTGCGTGAAATACATAGATAGCCGCTCCTGCTCTCATAAATTCATAGGCACTTTGGTAGGTTGCCAGTAAAAACGCATAGAAACTCTGGTTATCCATGTTGTCGTTTTTAATATGATTAATATTCCGGTGTCCTTTCCCCGGCAGGTAGTCATCGAGCATTTCTGCCTTATCGCCATAATTGACATTGTACGGTGGATCTGTGACCACAAGGTCTGCAATCTCCCCATTCATCAGAACCGCCATATCTTCCTGTGAAGTACTGTCGCCGCACATAAGTCTGTGCCGGCCCAGTATCCAAATATCTCCCGGCTTTGTAGTAGGCTCTGTTGCCTGCTCCAGTGCTTCCTCTGCATTGAAGTCATCGTCCACTGCTTCCGGCTCTACTGCGAGTTTGTCCACCAGTTCCGTGAGGTCATCCTGTTCAAAACCTGTCAGCGATATGTCAAAATCTCCGAGGTCGAGATCGAGCAGCAGGTCTTTCAACTTCAACTCATCCCATTCGCCAGTGATTTTGTTCAGTGCGATGTTCAGAGCCTTCTCCCTCTGCTTGTCCAGATCCACCACAACGACATCGACTTCCTCATACCCTAAGTCCATGAGTACCGTGGTTCTCTGGTGTCCTCCGATGATTGTGCCATCTTCGTTTATGATGATGGGATCAACATATCCGAATTCCTCAATGCTCCGCTTTATTTTCTGGTATTCCGCATCGTCCGGGGTTAGTGCCTTTCGTGGATTGTATTCGGCTGCCTTTAAGTCAGCCAGTTTTCTGCGTTCAGTTTTTAGTTTCTGATCCATTCAGATTCCCCCTTTCTGTGCTTTCTGTTATAATCTCCCTTGTCAGCAGTACCACCTGTTGAAAATCTGACGAAGGGAGGTGTGTGTTTCATGGATTCTAACGCTATTCGTGCCGCAATTCAGAAGTTCACATTTGAAGCAGCACCATCAAGTGGCGATTCATCTGCCCCTGCCACGGTTGGGGATATCAAAAAATTGATCGCCAAGATTGCTGAACTTGCCGAAGTCATCGCCGACAGTGCTGATTGAGGTTCTGGCCGCCATCACTCTTTTGGGGTGGCGGTTTCTCTTAGTGTTAAAACTCCAAGATTCTCTAACTCTGTATAACACTTATAGATTTCTTTCTGTGCTTTGCTTAGTCTGTCAAGAATCTCCTCTACTTTTCCATCTTCTACTTCAATTCTGATAGAATAATTGTTCATCTCCTGCCTCCTTGCGTAACGAAATGCTAAAAATTTTTTTGATATTATCGGGGCAAAAGCTGGCCCTTCCCCGTGCCGTAGTTGTCTATCCCTCTCAGTAGTACCTACGACTTTTCTTCACTTCATCAAACTAAAAGAGGACACCTCCTTGACTGATGTCTTAGTGTGTCCTCTCTGAGGGGGAGCAAGCGAAGTGGTTGGGGCGAGCCTACTGCTCCGCTCCCTTTTACTCCACGCTATCATCTTAGCACATATAAATGTCTAATTGTGTACAGACTTGTCTAATCTCTCCACTCTCTTGGTTCTGATCATGCCTTGTGCGTGAGTGACTGCGCTGTGGCTGTGGTCAGTGAGCCTTGCACTCTGCTCTCTGTGTGCTCTGTCTGCCTATGTCTTGGTCACTGTATGTGCCCCGTACCCTTGCTTCTCTGGTTCATGTAGTTTGCACTACCCCTCTGCAATATGTGGGGTATTATACTGCCCTGTATATGTGTATGCCTTTGGTCGGGGTGCGTATTTTCCCCTTGGTTTTTACTCTCTAATTTTCGCTGAAAAAATCGCTTGCCAATTTATACGCCTTTAATTGCCGCCGGACTTCTCCGGTTATCGTAATCTCCGAATAATTGTATCTTTCGCTTAACTGATTATATCTTTCGTAAGATTGTACGAATGATTTATCATCCTTATATTTTCTTGCAAATGCATAAAATTTTTCCTGCTCTGCAGCGGTCGCTTCGTGAATAAAGTGATAATTTTTCCCAGTATTTTGGGCGTAAACTTTCATGGCAAAATAAGCATACCGTTCTTCGGCTGTTTTCAATGTAATCAGATACCAGAAATTCATTTCCCTTTCGCCTGCGTATGTTGGAATGTAAACCCCCATTTTTTTGATTAAAATTTCCAGTATTTTCTTTGGTGCTTTATTCTGTCGAATTGGGTAATGTTCCAGTGCTCGTGATATTAAAATACTAACATCGTCCTTGCTTGCATCGCTTGGCACAAGAATTCCCAAATCTCTCGCATATGCCAGTTGCCTTTCTGTAGGTCTGTCCAGTCCAATCCTCTCAATCTCGTATGGCTCTACAAATCCTGCCATCTTTAAGATTTCCTCATCCGAAGCCTGATCCCATGCAATGATCTCTGTGGTTCGCATTCGCCCAGTTCCCGGATATTTCCCCTTAACTCTGTATCTGTCGCAGATGATATCGTTTGGAATTGGTGCTCCCAAAGGTCTAAATGTCTTTCGCTTTTTGTTTTCATCCGTTCTCCCAAATAAGCGTCCTAAAATAGAAAATAACAATTCCGCATTCCTCCTTTGTTTCCCCGATGGAGAGGGTATTCTATAACAATAAAATTGTTAATACAATTCTACCCCCCCTATCCGAAGTCAAGCAATTCCAAGGCTTCAGCGGGGTTAGGAGGCATTTATTTCACAGTATTCTTCTAACATTTTCTGCACCTTCTTGAAAGTCAGCAGTTTCTCAATTCCTGCATTGTAATAATTGTTGCACGATGCCCTTGAGTAGTTCATCTCCCTTGCGATCTGCTTCCAACTCAAACAATCAATATGTCGGTACTCCAGTATAATCCGCTCTGTCGATTCTGCCGGGAGAAAATCCATCATCTTCATCACATTCAGCATGGCATTTGCCATCTGTTCTTTCTGCGATTCGATCTGTTCTTCTATCTCCATCGCCCGGATGACCATGCTTGCCGGTCCATCGCCGACACTGTTTGTCTGGCTGTGCGGCACTGGGGAGTATTGCATCCCCTTTGTGCCGATCATCTCTTGTCTGAATGTCTGCAGCCTTCGTTCCAGTTGTCTTTTTTTATTTCTCGCCCAATAATATTGTCCGAGGTAGCTTTTGATCCATATCTTCTGCAATGCTTTTTCGTCTACGACCTTTTTCTTCTCTGCCATGCTGTTTCCTCTTTTCTAATCCTTTTTGGCTTCCGGTTCTGTTGCCGCAAGGAAATATACTTTTCCACCGATAATGCGTACCTGTGTCAGCACCCGGTCTTTGTTATCCCAATCCCGGATTCTAATACCTCTTTGGGATAGCAATTCTATGTTCTGCTCAATGTTCCGAAGCACCAGTGGCAGTGGCATCTCATATATGAATTTCATCAGATTGCTTATCCCAAGTTTCCCATCCGGTTTATTTTTTGGGCTTTTCCTGTTAGCCATGTTCCGCACCTCCGATCCGTTCAAATTCTTTTTCATAGACTGCCTTCTTTTTCTCCAAGTAATCTATGATCAGCTCCACCAGTTCTGGTTCTGCGTCCATTTCTATCCCTTGGGCGAATTCGTAATGCGGAATCAATGCTATTTTCCTCTCTCTAAATTTCAGTGTAAAAAATTTCATCAATGTCCATCGTTCATTATGCTCTCTGCCTTTCTTTGTTTTTGCAATCTCATCAATTCGGCTTTTGGTCGTAATTCCCGCTTTTATCTTCTGAATGATGCCATCGTATTTTGCAATTTCATCCCGAAATTCTTTTGCTTTGTTAAACTGTTCTTTTGTCAATCTTACCACCTGCCCTTTCCGTATCTCGAATCAACGAACAATTCGTCTGGCGAATGTACCTCTTTCAGATCTGTGCTGTCTATTGGAACTTCGCATCCATACCCGCCGCTCCATGATCCGATTCCGAATACATACAATCGTCCATCCATGTCGATTCCCTTGATTGTATAAGCTGGTTTATCACAACACTGCCAATAGGAAATTGTAAAGCAATGGTCTTTTGTTACATTTTTCAAATGTTCTGGGACACTGTACCATATTCCATATCTCTGATTGATATCTTCCAAGGTCGCCCCGCTTCTCAGCATTTCATTTGCTCCCTCGACATTCCTGTGTCGCTGTTCATGTTTCGCACATTCTTCCTGAGTATCGATGAGTTTTCCGCAATAATCGCATTTATATACTGTGATCTTCTCCATCGCTCTTAATTCCCTCCCAGTCAATCTTCTGTCCGCAGTTTGGGCAGAACTTGTGTTCTTCGTAGTCCATCTCGTAGCTGCTTTCGCAATTGGGACATATCCATGTATCGTACACGAGGTGTCCGTCCGAATAGCCATCTCCCTCCAGACTCGCTACTCTTGGTGTCTGCAGTGCCAGTGTTGCAATTCCAACGCTTATCGCTTCTTTTTGTTCTCCACGATTGCCCTGTTCATAGTTAAGATGGCATTCGTCACATTTCTTATCACATCCTTTTCCAATTGCACTCAAATCTTCCTGCTTCATACATTCCAATTTTGCCTGCAGCATCTTTTTTGCTTCTCTAATCTCCATATGTGCTACCTACCTTTTACTCTCAAAGTCCGGGCATTCCTCTCCGTCCTCGTATTCTGTACTACACCCATACGCATCTGCCATGAAATTATCGCAGTGCCACCCGGTCAGATGTCCAGTTTCCCATGATGGTTTGTGGTGCAGACAGTTTCCGCAAATCCGGTCGTTCTCATCGTATTCTCTCTTTGCCATTACTGCTCTCTCCCTTCCAGGACCGGCAGCAGGATTTCCGCCACCTCTTTCACATAGGTCACGATGTAAACCTTGCCGCCGATTGCTTCGATTTCCCTTTTTACTTTCTTCTGGTTTGACGACACTACTCCGAAGAATGGCCGCTTCACTTCCAGTCCATAAAACCTGCCGCCGACGATCACGCAGATGTCTGGGATGCCGCTTCGGCTGTATGCCCCCTGCGTTGCTTTCCAGTAGAACGCTCTGCCCTTGGCGTTCCTATCGAGCCATTCTATGATTTTCCTCTGATAGTAGGATTCCAGTGGGACTTTCTCCGACAGGTACTGGTGTGCCTGCCGATCCGTCATTCCTTTTTCTGCCATGATATAATCCTTGGCTTCCCTTAAATCCTTAAATCTGGAATAGTCCTGATACTTTATCAACCCTACCACCTCCTTCCACGCTCATCTATGATGGTAACTTTCCCCAGTATCCGAACATGACATATTTCACAGATTACCTTGATTGCTCGCCTTGCGTTTTTGACATTCTCCGGCGGCCTGTCTGCATTTCTGATTGCCCTTGTGGCTGTCGGATCTGGATACCCTTCCCCATTTTTATTTTTCATACTGCTACCGCCCTTCCATCTTGCCATCCTGTATGTTCCGTTCTTCGCTCTCATCAATGATTTCATTGATCCGCTCTTTGTATATCTCGCATTCCGTGCATGGTTTTTCCGGCATGATGCAGAGTTCCTCTGTGATCATACACTGGAAAGGCAGCTTCTTTGGTTCACTCTCTTTTCTGACTTTCCATATCGCCCACGGTATTACCACAACAGCAAGCACGCATCCGAGGAGGAACAATACAAGAACGATGATTGCAATCCACTGTAAAATTTCCGCTATCATACTGGTGTCGCCTCCTCGAATACTGTTTCCGCTGTTTCCTGCATGGTCGGTTGGTCTGCGTATGCTCCTGCACTCCGATCTATGTACGCAAGTTTGTTATCTGTGTCATCTTCCATGAAGTGGCTCGCCTGCGTATCCGCTGAGTGCAGTGCCCAGACCATCGGGTACTTGTTGATGGCGTTGCCGAAGGAGAGCGTGTCTGGATCTGAATATCCCATGTGCCATCTGATGGCATATCGTTCCACTGGCTGCAGCTTCATGTATTCTTCAATCATCATGACGGATTTCTCTCCATGACCGTATGGGATTTTGTCATCCACCGTGAATGCTTCATACTGCTCCCACTTCCCATTGACCTTGCGGTTTCTGATTTCCGTGGTATAAAAGTAGGTCTTGCAGATGTCATGTAAAAGTGCCATGATGATCACATTTTCCTCAGTCACTCTTGCAACCGGGCAGCCTGCCACCTCATAGGAGTATGTGCCATCGTCATTTTTAGTGAGGTTGGTTCTTAATGCATCCAGTACATTCAGCGAGTGCTGCAGCAGTCCTCCTGTTACCGAAAGGTGAAAGCGTGTGCTTGCAGGTGCCGCATACATATCACTCTTTCGTATAAATGCCATGAGCCGATCTGCTCCCTCCCTTGTTACTTTTTTCATTTCAGCTTCAAATCTGTTTATGTTCGCCTGTCTGTCCATGCGTTGTTTCTCCTTTCTTTGCTCCCACCAGTAAGCTGCACGCTCCGGCGGTTATGATTGTCCGTTGCTCCGATTTCCATTCCGGGTGCTTTTCCCAGATGTTCTTTTCCTCATCCACTAAGAATTCATCGGTCAGTTCGTTATAAATTCTCGGCGGAGGGTAGGGTTCTTCCCAGTTCTCCGGGAGAACGTAAAGGCAGCAGTATCCTTGCCAGTAAGTTATCCACAAATTCCACATTTCCGTGTGCATCTGCTTTACTGCCTGCAAAAACTTCCCAGTGTCGTATTCCTTGCAGAGTATTCTGCCGAGTTCTTTGTTGTAGCCTGCTTCCTCTTTTTCTTTGATCAGTGCCTGCATTTTCTTTAGGAGTTCCTGCCCTGCTTCATCATTCCGAATGACGATTCCCTCTGTCATTCTGCTATTCAGTATCCGGTTTGCCACTTCCTTGATCTTATCTTTTAGTTCCCGGTATGGTTTCTGATATTTGGTCTTTAAGAGTTCCTTTGGCACTTTCTCATCGTTCATCCTCAGCCTGTCCACCCATATTTTTAATTTTTCCTCATCCGGCAGGCTGTCCTCATTCACTTTTTCATCTGCCATTTTGCTACTCCTTTCCGACTGAACACCTAATTCCCGATTTTTCCACCGCACACCTAGGTGTTCACTTAGGTGTGCGGTAAGAAACCCAGTGTTTATGGGGGTTTGAGGGGTCTACTAAACACCTAACACCTAAATTTTGATATACACCATGTTTTTTTAGCAAATCTTGTGACTAGCTTAGTCACAAGTCACAAGATTTCCCGTATAACAATATATTTTGTAAAATAGGTGTTTTAGGTGTTTAGTAACCTATATAAGCCTTGATTTTACTGGTTTTTTTACTAAACACCTAACCGAACACCTAACTAAACACCTAATTTTAGGTGTGCGGTTTTTTAAGGTTTTTTATAACTTTTTCGCAATTTTGGTCACAAGATTTTTGGTCACAGGATTTTTTGCACCCACCCAATCTTGTGACTAAATTGCAAATCCTGTGACTAATTGAATGGGAGTTCGTCTGCCATTTCTTCGGATACTGGCATGAAGCCATCCGTACCCGGCAGGCTCATCTGCTCTGCGATTTCTTCCTCCTCCAGCAGCGGGTCCTTTTCCTCGGCGAGATCGCCCAGATGGAATTCCACAAATCTGCAGTTTCTGTTGTTGAACCACTTTGTCACAGAATTCTTGGTGCTGCCATCTTTCAGAATGGACACCCCGATCAAACCTTTGTCTGCAAGGTATTTTAGTGTCTTTCGGGAAGAGTATCCTGCCTTCGTGAGTGCCTGCGTCAGCATGGATGGGAAAATATAAGCGTTTTTATTCTGAATCATACCGAGGCACGTTCCGAACGCTTTCTCTCCGAAGCTGTCCTTATTTGAAAGTATCCAGTCCACTATAAACTGGGTTGCATTTTCATTAACATCCCCGGTGTCTGCATTCATCTGTTCCTGCATGATGTTTCTCGCCATCTCTTTGGCTCTTTCCCACGAAACCGCATCAATTTGCAGATTTTCTGTGTTATTTTTTGCGAATTCGTTATCAAATTCCCCATTTTCATATCGTTTCAGCCATTCTCCGTTATGAAATATCCAAGTATCGATGATGGCATCTGCCAGTGCTACTGCTGCGATTCCTGCAATATGCGACCCACTTTTCCCTTTGCTGATACTGTAGACATACTGCATCATTTCCTCGTATTTCTCCGTGATGCTGCGTTCATCGGTGTGCAGGAGCATTCCGATGTAAGCCGGCCCTGCCCACCCGCAGTTCATCCCCGACTGCTGATGCATGACGGATGCATCCCTCTCATCGTCAAAGGGTCCGCCATATATCTCAAGCACACGGGTGCTGACTCCGGTCTGGCTTGTTTCCGTGGAAAGGGGTTCTTCTCCGGTCGCCAGTGCCACGGTCCGCCATGTCTGTAGTGCCTGTATGCCTCCGCTTTTCGCCCCTCGTATCTTTCCTGTTCCGCTTGAAATCATGTAGACAATCTTCTCCAGAGAGTTCTGGTTATTCCCTGCAAGCTGTCGCTCATCAATTCCCAATGGCAAGTCACAATAAAACGATGCTGTCCGTTCCAGTCCAACCTGCGTGGCATTGAAATTGACCATCAACCGCTCCGGATCGCCCCATACGGAAAGTGCAGCCTTTAATGCTGCGGTCTTACCGCCTTTTGAGCCGCCCCAGTTGTACACGAAGAAGATTCGCTGCTTGATAATCCGCAGAAGCGGTGCTGTGAAACTAGCCGCCAGTATGAAACGGAACTTGTCACGCTCCCGATGCGGTTTCATGGTTTCCATCCAGTCTTTCATTGTTCCGTTCTGGCAGTACGCTGCCGCCATGCCCCTCTGGGACGGATCAATATCAAGGACGATGTCCTTGTCGTGCCCAGGTATGAACCGTTTCCCGGATTGCCATCCGAATGTGCTTGTGGAATCTGCTTTCTTTATGATGTCGATGTTCTCTGCCTCCAGTGCGGCCAAGAACTTGACCACGTGCTTTGCATTTTCGCTTGTGACGGTACATCCTAAGTCTGCCAGTGCGGTGATTCCCCTTGCGGTGAAGATGGTGCTTCTGGGGTAGATTGCCCTACTCCACTGCCCATCCCTTTTAAATGCGACCTCGATCTTTTCCTCTCCGGTTTCCATGCTCCGAAGCCTTTGCGTGATGATGATCGGTGTCCGGCATACCATGACTGGGGCATACTTCTTTTCATCGATCACGCTGATTCCCTTGTCCGAATAAATCCATCCTTCCGGCTGTCTTAGGTTCACGGGTGCTCCCTCGACTGCCTCCGGTATGGCATCGTCATCTATATCAATCTGCTCTGCGTTACTGATCGCTTTCAGTATCTTCGCTGCGGCATCCTCTTTTCCGTATTTCAGATAGACCTCTGACGGGTCCTTGCATCCGAGCGTCCGGCAGCTCCATTTATAAACTTCCCCGATGAAGCCGCCCTCCCGGAGTGCCCTTGTGACTTTGGCGAGGAATGTTTCCCCGCCTTTGTCCGGCTCTACATGGATGTAGATTTTCAGATCCTGCAGTTGCCCTGCCCACGCAGACCGCATCATGGACGCTCCCGGTACTCCGAGGGTGCTGATTCCCATGTACCACATGGACTGGCTGTCGCTTTCGCCCTCGACCAGTGCTGCGTAGCCGATCTTCCGGACGGACTCCATTTTCCATGCACCGTATAAGCAGATGTCTTTTCCTGCCCCATACTTCCACCGGAACTGCTTGTCTGCATATCTCTTTCGGAATGTGGCTTCGCTGCCATCTTCCCGGTAGTACGGTATGTGTATGTACTGGATTCCGTCACGGTCTTTTTTTGTCTGAAGGCAGCACTGGTCTTTCAGCCATTCTTCCGGCAGACGCTTTTCAAAGGAATACTGTGCCAGTGTGTAATGTGACAGACCGCTTTTTGCCTTTGGTTTCGGCTTTTCCTGCGGCTCATGCAATGCACCGTATTTCTCCAGTATCTGCTTGTAGGCTTCATGGTTGTCCAGTCCATTCAGTTCTGCATAGAATGTGATAAAATTGCCGCCCCTATCCTCTGCGTGGCATTTCCACATTCCAGTACGCAGATCCACCGAGAACGAATTGTTGTTGTCATTGTGAAACGGACACAGCCCTGTGAGGTTGTCGCCTGTGATTTTATGCTTTTTGATAACGGAGCAGTATTCAGTTTTATAATCTACCAAACGGTCTAAATCGACCTCCGCTGCCTGCATATCATCGCTCCATTCTATTCAGTATCAATTTCTCCAACCCAAGCTGTGAAAAGTTTGTTTTTCGTCCGGTCAGTAGCAGTGTGTCCGTCATATAATCAATTTCCGCTGCCATGCCCTCACTGATCACATTATCCACAGTAACGATGTGGAAAGTGCTGCACTGCTCCATGAGCCTTTGCCCTGCCTGCATTCCGAAGTACCGTTCTTCCGGTATGGAATCATCCATAAACCTTGGGAAGTACAGATGCGGTGCAATTGGTATCATGCCATTCGCCACCGCTTCGCAGGCTGCCCATTTTGCCACTTTGATATTGATTTCCAACTGTTCCCTTGTGTCTGCCCTGTATCTGGAGCAGATATATACCATCGGCATCAATGCCGGATTTTTATTTATTCTTCCCCCTGCATAGCACTGCCCCGCATAGATCCATGGCGTGCATTCGTTTTCCTTATAAATCGTGTCGTATATTGGCTTTCCCCCTATGATGTCCGCAACTTCTTCCATCTGGATAATTCCTGCGAATTTATCTTCGGAATTTGCGTTGTTTTTGAAATGGAAAAGCATTTCCTTGTCTATCAGTTCTCCCGGCTGCAGGCAGTCTTTCGGCAGTGTCGTTTTCCAATCTCCGTATAAAGGTTTCATGCTGTGTGCCTCCTTTTCTAATGGGCAGACTGTCCGAAAACTAAGTTAGGCAGTCATCCGCAAACATAAGATTGAATCACCCCCCCCCTAAGGGGATGTTTCATATAGATACAGTTGTACATTGAAAACTGAATAAAGCGCACAGAAAACAAGACTTT